TCACCCCGCTCGTGGTTAACTTGTCGTGGAAATAGTTAAGCATGCCGTAAGAACTGACGGGGAACAACCCGTTGATACTCTTCCGTATCACCTGACCCGTGTTCGTGTCAACGAAGAACCGGGAGTTGCCGTAACGTGAATAGGTCTCGTAGTGAGACATCCCGTAATCCTCGGCGTACTCTTGTTGCTCGCCGAAAGTGTCTTCCGACTTAGCCACGATCGGGCTACCGGTGGCGGAATTAAGTATATTCTTCTTGTACATCACCCGGCTGCACTTGTTCCTCTGGTACACGTCTATATCGGAACCTATGTCATCAATCTTCACTATCTCGCCGTATTTCTTGGAAAGATCAGTGTAATTGATCAGGGACTGGTTGAACGATGCTAGACCGTTATCTTTCGTGTCCTCCACGTACGGCTCTGACACGGTAAGAGACGCGTACCTGTCCTCCCGGCTGTAATTATCCGATATGGCGTTCGGTCTTCCCAGAGTGGTGAACAACGTCCCGTTAGAGAACTTGTTTATCTCTCGTGCCGGACCGGTGGTAATCATCACGTCCCCGTCACTGTCTAGGACGTAGGAACCGGCAAGTCCCGCCGCCACGTCATGAATGCCGGGTATTTCTTGATAAACCACGGTATCGTCCTTGGTCTCGTACATGATAAGGTAGAACACGGACGTGGTCCATCTCGATTCCTTCTTGAGGATGTCGTCTTCCGTGTACCCTTCCTTGGCGGATGGCTCTATAATCAAGTAACGACCGTTGGGAACGTCCACCTTGTCAGGGTCTCCCATGTCAACCTTGGTACCGTCTGACAGCGTTACAGATAATTTTCCCGGTTCTCCCTGCACGATCACCTTGTCTTTCACCTCGAATATGTACCCTTTCGTGGATACCTCGGTGGCTATCGTCTCCATCTCCGATACCAGTTCTAGCTTGTCACCGGGGGTGGGGACTATCCACGGCATGGATGTTATCTCTAGATAAAACTTCCCGTTTATCACGTAAGCGTTATCGAACCCGTCGATCACGTCGAATAACACCTTCGGGTTACGTCTGGCGAACTTGAACTTGGTCGCCCATGACGGGGCCTTCCCCTTCACCGTCACGGTAGCCACCCTCCCGATATTAGCGGCGTCAGCGTTTATCCTAGGCACGGTCACGTCAACGGGAGCCAGAACCGGGGAACATCTACCGAAGTCATCCATGAAGATGATCCCGTACCCTTGAGTGGTACCCGTTTTAAGCGAGTACGTGGTGGAAGTGGTGGGGGTGTTGTTCACCTTCACCTCTAGCGACACGTCGGTATCAATGTCAAAACCATCAACGTATCCTCCGAACAACAGGGAGTTCTGTATGATCATGCAGCTTCTAGCCATCATCGGGACGTTATCGAACAGCTTGTTCACGTCCTTCATGGGAACGAGGGGGTAGTTGCCGGAGTAAGAGAACTTGTAAGTGTAATCCACGTTGTCTTCAAGCCCCAGCTTCTTCTTGTCGATGGTTTTCACCTTGTACATCCCCGCCCCCGTCTTCATGAGTATCTCTATCTTCTCCACGTGTTCGTTACCGGTGTTAACCGTCACGTTCACGGCGGAGGTGGCGTTACTGATCTCGTTCAAAGTCTCGTTCGAGTACGATCCACGCACGTAAGATACTGACGCCCCGACCACTCCCTCGTGAGAGTAGTTGTTTATCTTGGTTATCGACAACCCGTAATTCTGGGAGGCGAAGAGGTAAGCGGTGTTACCGTTTATGGCCGTCACGTAGAACGTCCTACCGTCAGGGGACATTGACATCCCGGTCACTTGATAATTCTGCGGGTCACTCACGTACTGGGGGGTGACCTTCGACATCGTTTTACCGGAGTCTTTCGAGTAGTATATGGTATCAACGGTCTTGCCGGCAAGGGCGAAGAACTTCCCGTTAGAAGAGCAACACATGAACTCGTTGACGAGGGAGGTGGATACCGTGGTGAAGTTCTTCCCGTAATTCTCGGATACAAGAGTGTACTTGTTCTCGGTATCGAAGTTCTGGTTACAAGATATGTATACCACGCTACCGTCCGAGTCACATATGATCTTCACCCCCCTTGGCTTGCTTATGATGGTTATGAAGTCATTCAGTTTAACTTGAGTGAACGTTCCACCTTTCCCGTATTCCGAGCTGTAAGCGAACTCGCTCTTGTACACCACGTACACCTGTTTCCCGGAATCTGACATGCAGAACCCTCCCTCTAGCTGGTCCCCGTCCCCCACGAACCCTTGAATCTCTGAAATGGAGTTGTCGTTCTTGTTGTACTCGAACAACATCAACTGCCCGTTATTACTTCCCGAGGCACCGTGAGTCCTTGCATAGTATACTTGATCACCGTTCTTGTTGATGTCACCACCGTCGTTCTTGTTTATGAACATGTCACCCACCACGTCGATAGCATCAGCGTTCGTCTTGAAGTGAGTGAAATACCCCCTCCCCGCGGGGTCTAGGTAATTATCATTCGTGCCGGTGAACGCTATAACTCCCTCCGAGTGAAAGCTCGTGTCATTAGCGTCAAATGACCTAGTCTTGAAAGATTTCAAGTAAGCCTTCGAGAAACTAGTGTTCGATAACGACATGGAAAGCTCGTGAGATGTCCAGTACGTCTTCACCCCGGACACCGGGTCCATGTAAGAGTTAACGAACTTTACCTTGTCCTTGTACACGTAACATTCCACCATCATGTCATACTCTACCTTCTTCGAGTCCTCGTCATCAAGCTCGGAGGTTGACGTTGAATAAGGACTTATGGCTGAAGTCTCCCGTGTATCGTACACGTACCTAGCGGCGAACAACGGGTTGATGTTACGCATCTCTCCCAGTTCCGATTTCTCGGCTATCTCCACGCCAACGGAAAGAGGGGGACGTTTAACCAGCTTCATCGCCGTCCAGTCGTAGAACTTGAAGTACCCCCTCGTCTTGGATGTGTCTATCTCCACCGGCTCGTTGATCATCCAATCATGAAACACCATGATGTCGTTAAGCATGGCGAACCCGCTTATCCTCGTTTGAAGGTTAAACGGCGTGACAAGGTCCTGCGTGAGTACCTCCGGTGTTGAATCGTAAACGAAGGTGGTGGGGAGCATCTTCATGGCCCTAGCTTCCATCTTCTCCATGTCCACCTTGTAAATCGTTCCACCGTCATGAGAATCTCCCTTCTTGGGGGGAATATCGAAACGGAACCTCTTGATTACCACGCACATGTACCTGCTAGTTTTCGGGGCGAGCTGTAATCCTAGGAAACCGTACACGTAGGCTTGATCCTTGTCGTACTCGGTGGACGTCCAGTAGTAATTACCCGAGCTTCCCTGTTCTTCGGATACCGGCATTGGTGTTGACAAGGCACGAGCGAAACGGGTGGTGGGGGTGTCTCCTTGAACCTCTACCGCCGTTCCCACCCCGATATTCTGGTTGTTGAACGTTATGATGTCCTCCTCCCTCTCGGAGATAAGGAACTTCCACGTCTCCTCGATGTTGTCTATCACGTCCTTGATCTCTTCCTTGGAGGGGACGTACCACCCGAACCCTTGATTGTAGGCTTGCGTGAACACCGATTGATCGTCCTTCTTGTTGTGAAGGAAACATATCGTGTTGCGTAGACCGTCTTCCTCCCGCAAGGTGGATAGCTGGTCAACGAGGACGTGACTTCCCTTCCCGGTAACGGAATCGTATTCCAGTATAGAAAAACCGCCTTGCTTGAGGGCGGTGAACAGGTATATCTTGTTGTTGTACTCGTACATGCCGGCGGTAACCGATCCAGCCGTGAACAGTGGCTCGTCGATGACCACCCTCGTCCCGTCCATGCTCTCGATAACACCGGAGTTCTCGTTATCGGTGTCTATCACACGGACGTTTCGAGCCTCACGGTATTGCCCCTTCGGCATGTAGCGGGGGTCGATGTCCATGTTCATCTTTCCCCCCGAGAAATCTTGTATCACTTTCATAAGGCTCTCAATAACGCTTGAATAATTTCCTCTCTCTTGAAGTTCATCTCGAACTTGGCGTCCTTGTAACGACGGTTCTTCTCTGCCTTCGCCCGTATCTTCTCGTTCATCGGCACGTTACGCCTTCTCTCGATGATCCGCCAGTATATGTCAGCTTCCAGGTACTTCTGCAAGTACGGGTGAACGTTGATCTTCGTGATGTCCGTGAAGTCCACGTTGGACACGTAGCATATAAGGATACGATCGTAACCCTCCGGCACGTCGTCGAAGGTGAGGGTGTTATCCCTGTAATCGAACTGGTAACCGTTCTTGCTAACGAGGAAAGAGTTGTGACGGCACGGCAGCATGCACTCGGCTGACTTCATCCCGTTGAGGTCAACCCCCTTCACGATCTCGTAGTCGTTGTTGTCGATCATCGTTTCCTCCTCGTTCGTCAGGATGTTCTGGGCGGCGTACACGTCATCGTTCTTGAGCATGTACGAGTACCACGTGTTGATGTTATCGTTGTAGAGGGCGGGAATCTTGTACCCGTCGTGCAGGAAGTAGATGGCTATATAGTCGATGAAGTCGTTGGGCATCCTGAACTTTCCCACGGCGTTCATCTCCCCCTCCGCCTCCTTGTATTGCTTGTCACCCACGTATCGCAGTTCCTCGACCGCTCTCTGGGCGTGTTTTATGACCAGTTCCCTGCTGACACCGTGAACGTAACTGTCCGGGTCAGTGGCGTCTATCAACACCGAGTCGATAATGTCTGTTAGTTTAACGTTCATAGCGTGTTATCTTTTTGAAATTCGTTAGCTTGATCCTGTGCCATCACCTGTATCACTTCCGCCTCCCTCAAGTGGACGCCGAAGCATAACGCTATCTCCACCACGAGGACGTTAAAAAAGTGTCTCGTCAGCGTGAAGTCTTGATACCTCTTGTCTGAAGGGTTGAACACCGGTTTACCCTCCACCGCCACGTAAGTCCACCGTGGCACCGGTGGTATCTTGTAATAATGCACCTCTATGGAAGTGCTGTCCGGCAACACCTGTATACCGTCTTCCGATACCGAGTAATTAGGGTACGTGACGGAAGGCCTGTTGTACCTAGAGTTGCCTATCATTCTTAGCCGTGCCACGTCTATCAAGGTGGCTTCTTTCCCCTCCCTGTACACGGCGTTTAACTTCTCGGTAGGGGGGAAAGGGAAGAAGGGGTCATCTTCCCCCTTCTCCAAATCTTCCACCACGGCGAGCTTGTACAAGGTGCTTTCAAGAATGTCTTTCGGTATTGCCGAGTATCCTTGCTTGTCCCTGTTATACTTCATTCTCAACCTGTTAGGTATCTCTGAATATATCTTTGACTGGGCTAGCCCGCAAACGGAGTTAAACTCGTCGGGAGTTATGACCCCGTACCCGTTCTTGTTGAGTAGCACGTTGACTACCTTGTACACCTCGTCTATCATTTGTTCTAAGCGTTTAACTTGGTTATAATCTTGTCGTAAGTGGCCCCTCCCTCCTCGGTTGTCATGGCCCACTCGGCGAACTCGGATATGATGTTAAGACCCGGGGCGCAAGTGTAGATAACGCCACCGCTAGTCCAGCTCAATTCCGTCTTTCTAGCGTTCATCTTCAAGATGTTCAACCGTATACCGGACTGAATCTTGAACTTGATCGTGTTTCTCTTGTCACCGAACATCTCGATGATCTCCCGGGGGTTAGTCCCGGTCTTCATCTTGTCAAGGATACCGGCACGAAGGATGGTGGGGTTCATCTCGGTGGTTATTCCCTTCAAGGTGGCGTAAACCGCCTGTAACACCTCGAAGTCTGATGTCTTGCAAAGTTCAACCACGGTAGCCATGTCAGTCCACGTGCTTTCCTCGATGGCGGCGTCAGCCTCGAGGTCCTCGATGTAGAACACCTTGTCCTTTCCGAAGAACGGGTGCAACATGAGGAACATCTGTAAACCTCTATCTTCCGGGTAAATGGTCCACCGGTCACCGGGGAAGTCCACCCGTCTAAGTTCTACCGGTCCGTCAATGTTCTGGTCGTTCTCGATGGCGGTGGGGGATACCGGGGTGTAACGGAGGTTGAAAACGTAAGTCTCCCCGTTCTTGCCGGTGTACACGTGACGTGTCTTCGGTCTTAACGAGTGATTGTTACGCTCTCCTGTAAGCAGGAACGTTAAAGGCTTCTTCCCCAACCCCTTCTTCTCTAGGTCGGCGATAATTTGCTCTTTAGCCTCTTCTTCCGTGATTCTCTTTGTTTCTTTAGTACTTGCCATATTAGATTCGAGGCACTCACGCTTTCACGTGTTGACGCTTCACGGGAACGCTACTTTTTAGGTCAATCTCTTGACGGTCATCCATAGTTGGAACCTCCACGTCCGAACCCCGTTGTGCCAACGGTTTCTTGTTAATTAAATTCAGATTCAAATAAAAAAAGGGAGAGGGGTTATTATTCCCTTCCCCCGAGGTTTAATATTTAAGGTCAATTAAGCCTATGCTGACACGCCCTCGAAGATCGCCCATTTCTTCAATCCCACGCAGCGCAATCCCCATTCAGACAACCAGTCGATACCGAAAACGTCCCAGGTGTTGGTAGCGTCCGGCACGTTCTGTGAACCGTGGAACGTGGTTACAAGCTCACGGCTGTATCCCGGCATTCCCTTGTACAACTTGGTCAAGTACGGGGCGTTGATCGTGCTGTTCTGCCCGCTCAAGTCACCGTTGTAACCGGTGGTGATAGAAGCACGTCCTAGCGGTACCATGATACCGTGAATTTGGTTCTCGGCGGCGAAGTTATCCGGGTTCAAAACGGTCGGGTCTTTCAACAGTTTCCACGTGGTCTTGTAGAACTCGTACCCACCCATCTTGAAGGCGTCGAAACCGAAGTCAAGCATCCGTTGCTTGTTGTCGAAGTAACCCCATGTAGCGGAACCGGCACCACCAACTTTAGCCAACCAGTTGTCGATTGACAACGATGCCTCGGTAGACAAGTACAACAAGTTGTAAGTCTCGCCGTTAACCTTGTCAAGACGCTTGATGATTGACTCGATGTCGGCAGTCCCGGCGATGTTACCCTCGAAGCTGTTACCACCGTTTCTGATTTGGTCGAACACTCCCTCGATACCACGGAATCCAGCAGTTTTAGCAGCCGCATCATTAGCAACTTTCTTGCCAACGAACGCTTGAATCTCCATTTGATCCAGCATTCTCTCTCTAGCCTCCTCGATCTCGGCGCTCGTCCAGAACGCGTTTCCATCCGGGGTTTTCAACCACGTCGCGTCGCACATGTCGGAACCGTTGATCTCGAACATGTCCTTGCCGATGATAAGGGACGTGCTACCGATCTCAACCTCACGGGTCAAGGCACGGGTCATACCCGGTGTTCCCTTCTGGAACTCGTAACCGGCAGCCATGATGGTCAACCCGGTAGTCCCAACGGTCCAGTCTGCACCGTCATAGGTTTTAGCGGTGAACTTGCCAGCGTCGTAATCGTCCGGCACGCAGATACCGTAGTTCACTTTCTTGCCGGCCTTGTCGATAACCATGAAGTTCTCGTTCGGGCGGATGGTGTGAGCGGCGATCGTGAACACGTCACCGGCACGGGTCACGCCTTCCAGCAATTTACGTCTACGTCCGGTCATCCCGAAGAACTGGGTGTCGGCGGAGATCATCTCTTTTTGAGCGTATTTATCAAGGAACCCACGGATCGTTTGATTACCGTACTGGTCGATGATTCTGTCCTTCAATGAAGGGTAAAACTTGGTAGTGAAGTCATATAGACTCATGTAGTTACCGGAGATCGGTTGAACTTTAATGTTCGGATCAAGGTAAAAATCTGATGTAACACTTGTAAGCATAATATTCTATCTTATAAAGTTCTTGTCTTTGAGGAACCTCAGGAACTCGTCCTCCGACGGACCCTTGACGTCTCCCGGTTTGGGGGCGTCAGTGGTGGCGTTGGACTTCTTCTTCATTTCCTCCTCGACGGTATTAGCTTTCACCGCCTTGGCGTGTTCTTCCAGTATCTTCGGCAATTCCATCCCGGCGGTGATCACTCTTACCAGGTTGCCGTAATTGAAGGTACCGTCCTCGTTCTTGAACGTTCCCAGCAGCGAGTCGATCCCGTCGAATACCTTGTCGTATCTCGACTTGTCACGAATCTCGTAACTGAAACCGTCAATCTCGATCTTATCAAGACTTGACAAGGCTCCTTTCGCCCCCCTCACCCATTCTTCCTTGCCCTTGTCAATATCCTCCTCCACGCGCTTCAGAGGAGTCTTGTATTGCTCTTTCTGGGAGTTAAAATACTTTCTGGCTTCCTCGGCCTTCGTCTTCAAGCTAACCAGCTTTGACCTGTTTCTACGGTCAATTGCCTTTCTCTCGTCATCTAGCATGTCCTCGGTCACCTCCTCGGTCTGGAAGTAGTCTTCATACATGACTTCAATATCCTCTTTGTCTAGCGACGGGTATTGAGTCTTCAGGTACTCCTTGACAACTTTCTCGTTAGGCTCGTTGTCCCAGTCTTTCTGTACCTTGAAGTAATCGTCAACTCCCCTCCCGGTTTCCCGGACGAACTTGTCGATGTTAGCCACGTCAGGACTGGCGTAATCCACGGGTTTCTCAACCTCTTTTTCCACCTCTCGAACCTCTACCAGATCGTCCCACGTCTTCACTTCCCTACCTACCTTACCGGCTAGGTATCCCAGAATCTTGTCTTCCGGTATCTTCGAGAAATCTATTTCCTGATCATCGACCTTGTTGACATCCTCCACCTTGTCGGGGGTGGGGGCGTCTGCCTTGTCTTCAACTTTCGGTTTCGGTGCAGGTTCTCCCTCCTTGACGGCAGGGACCTGTTCTCCCGGCTTGAAAGTTATATCCTTCAGTATTTCATCCAATTTTGCCATTCGATTTAATTTAAATTGTTACACAAATATATAGATAAAATCTATAATAACAAAACGTTAAAAGATTTTCTACGTCTCTTTTATCTTGATTCCATGTACTTTAAGCATCAGCTTGCGCTTTATCTTGTAAACGTCAGTGCGGAACCCCTTGGTGTCCTCCACCACGGTTTCCCCCGTCTCGACGTCGGTGTACACGAAATCTGCCACGTACTTGCAGGCAAGCTCCACGCAGTGCCTGTTTTTACCCTCCCCCTCGAACTGTGCCGGGATCAACGTGTACGTTACTTGTTCTTGCAAGTCCTTTATCTTGCCGGCCTTCTCCAGTAGCTTGAGGGTGGCGGCACGGGCGGCCTCCTTCTTCGAGGCGTGACCACCCGACTTGACGTTCCCGTATTTAGACTTCCCTCTCATCCCCTCGCCCTCCTGTCTCCTTCAGTGCCGTTCTTCCTGCCTCGATTGGCGGAAGATGACGTGTACCTTCTCGTGGCGTGATCGTAGTCCTTTCCGGCACGAGACGCCTTCCCGTGTTTCTTGTCATGTTCACGGTTACGCTGGCTAAGCTCGGCCCGCTTCTTCCTTTGCTCCGGGCGACGGTTAACCTCCGTGTCCGTTTTCTTTTTTTTCTCTCTAGCTTCCGGGTGATCCCGGTAATACTTGGCGGACCTAGATAGTTCCGACCTGTTCTTCTTCGGTGGTGCCATTCGTGTAGTTTTGAGTTTGGTTAACTTCTTCCATCGGTGGAATCTCGACGGGTGGGGCGGCTTGAACGTCCTGCATGGCGTTCATGCTCTCGAATGGTATAGTCGGGCCTCCCCTCTGTCTCTGGTTGATCATGGCGCTTTGCTGTTGCGCTTGCTTGTAGGTGCGGGCATCCTTGGCCTGTTCCTTGTACTGGTTTGATTCGGCGGTTACCCGTGCTTGCAACCCCAGTTCCCGCATCCTCAACTGGTGCTTGACACGTTCCAGAATGATCTCTCCCTCCACCTTCTTCTCGTTTATCTGGATTTCGGATCGCGTCTTGAATTGCAATTCCTGACCCTTGGCTTGAATCTCCATCATCAGGGACTGCTGTTTCTGTTGTTCCACGGCCACTTGAGCCTGAGCTTGCATCTGGGTCTTCATCGCCTCCATCTCCTTCTGTTTCCTGTACGCCTCGTCCTCCCGTTTCTTCATGACGACCTTCAAGTACCTTGACGCCATCTTCAAGTTGTCAATAGACAAGATGTCCATCCTGTCGGACAGGGTGATCTGCCCGGCTTGAACGGCGGCGAGTATCACTTGATCTAGCTTGGCTTTCTCCTCCGCGTCAGGAGCCACGTCAACGATCACGTCTAGGTTATACTTGTACAACGTCTTGTAGTCGTCTATGACATCATCCTCCATCAGGTAAGACATCACGTCATCCGAGAACGACTCCTTGTACATTGACATCTGTTGCGCCCTGTTAAGCGTGACCTCTCCTATCCCCTTCTTCATGTTCATCAACCCCTCGAAAATATGCTTGGTGGCTGTATTACTCATGTTAAGCGCCATCTGCTGAGTGCCTACCAGCGTCCCGTTAAGGGGAGCCGAACCGTCACGCACCCTGTTAACACCGGTAACCTCGTAACACATGTTCATGTTCTGGTTGTAAGCGTTGATAAGCTGCATGAGCTTCTGGCCGTCAGAAGTGGGGATGTTACGCAAGATGTTTCCCTGTAATACCTGATCATCGTCGTAAGCCGTACCCTTGTACAACAAGGCTCCCGTCTGGTACATCATGTCAAGAACGTCGGAGGGGGTGAGCTTGGCACCGGTACCGATGTCTATGTTCATCAAGGCGTCCACGTTGATCTCGAACATGTCAGGTTTCATCTTGGAAATCAAGTGTCTAAGTTTCAATACTATAAGGTGTATATCCTCGGCGTAAGACTTCAAGTTCTCCACGATAGAGGGAACCGTTAGCTCGTACATGATGTACGGGGGCATTACCGTGTTAGCGTTATTCACGGGGCGGATCATGTCACGCATCATGTGGTAATTGAACACGATGTTCATGCCAAGCACGTAGTACCCCTCGAACCACACGTCGTATTTCCCTTTTATCATCCTAGAAGATGATTCTTTCGGCAGTACGTAATCCCTGTCCTTGGGTATAAGGTTGTTGCGCTTGCGCTTGAACACCTCGTCCATCGTGGTCTTGAACGTGAAGTACATCACGGTGAACAAGTCGTCCTCGTTAGCCACCTCGTCAGGCTTGAACCTTCTATCTTCCACCCCCCTAGCCAGTTGACTGTACGATACCTCTCCACGACTCTTTCTCACGATCTCGCCGGCTGTCATCTCCATCATCTCGGCGAAGTAGTAACATCCCTTCTTGTCACGGGTGTAGAGGGGGTCGTACGAGTGAAGAAGGTTCTTGCAGTCCACCCTTCTCATGATGACACCGTAGTTCGGGTCTGCCTCCACCCTCACGGCGGCCTCCCCTATCGTTACCAAGTCCTCGGCGATCCTGTTTTGAACCTCCCTGAAATAATTCAAGTCAAACGCCCTGTTAATGATGATTTCCGAGGCTATCTCTTTTTTCTGCCTGTATTCCAGTTGCATGTGAAGGTCCAGCTCTTCCTTGGAATCCGGCACGTAATCCGGCACGAAGTTGATACCGGTGGCTATCGTCATCTCTTGGGTGAAATCCTTCGTTAGCATCTCGGTTTCAAGTCTCTTTCGATACATGTTCCGCTCTTCCCTTGACATGATGTCCACGCCCTTGGTCTTTATCTTGAACATGTCGGCGGGGAAGGAGTCCTTCACCACGTTAACGAACTTTGGAACCACTGACGTGAACTCCCAGTTAAGTGACAGGTAAGCCTGGTCCTTCGGGATGTTAAGCATGTTCTTGAACCTGTCGATGTCCACCTCGTTGTTACGAAGCGCCTCCAGTTCCTCGAACTTCTTCTTCCGGCTGGTGTAATCGTTCCCCGTGATCCACTCGAACTCGATGTACTGGGCGTACTCTAGCCCGTACGATTTGCTTTCCTTCTCCTCGTTGGAAGCATCCCTGTTCGGGATCGTGACGTTTCTTCTTTGTCTATCCATTTTTTAACTTTCCATAAGTTCCAACATTCTCGTATATCCTGAACATGGGTCGTGTTGCCACCGGCTCTTCTGCCTCCCTCTGGCGTCTCTTCTTGCGAGTGTTTCCTATGAGGGCGTACGCTGACGATATGGAGGCGTCACGTTTCGTCCTGTTCTTGTCATCGAAAGCCAGCCAGTCTTCTAGCGTGGCGTTAAAATACATCTCGGAGCTACCAACGTTGTTCTCCACGAACGACTCGATGGCTGCGTTTATCATCTGCGACACGTTCTCGGACGTGGAAGGCATACCACCCCTCACCCTCTCGTCTTCTGACAGCTTGTCTTTTTCCTTGTCCGTTCTCGTCATGGAGAACTTGCGATACCCACGACGGTACATCTCGTCTATGAGGTTATTCACGTTGTTCTCTATGAGGGCCGGCATCCCGTAGAACACCATCGCCTTGATGGCGTCATCGAAGAATATCTCCTTCGAGTCCGGCCTGTTTATGTACTCTAGGAAGAAGTTGAAGTTGGGCGCCCCGGAAGAGTTTATACCGGAGAACCCGTGGATCGAGCCCTTCGACCCCTTCCCGTCAACGGTCTTGTTAACACGGTACGGGTCTATACCGAAGTTCCCTATATGCCTGTTAAGCGGTATCCACAACCCGTTCTCTAGCTTCACGTTGTTCCTGAGACCCTCGTCCGGTATCCAGCTAACGAGGAACCTGCCGTCCGGCTTGTCGATGAAGATAACGTGTCCACTATCTGCAACCCCTTGATACCACTCGAAGTTACCACGTCTAAGGTGAGTCCCGTCGAGGCTATCGTTGTACTTTATCTGCGCCAGTATGTTAGCCTGGTTGAACATGCACATGTTGATCGCAAGCTTGAACCCGTCTTCCTCGGTGCGGGGGTTCTTCCTGTGTTCTTCCAGCAATTGTTTCGGGTTATCCTTGAGGGCCTCGTCCACGTTCTGCAAGTAGGTCTTCACCCCTATCGACATGTTCTCCCCGTCCATAGTCCTCACCGGTGATCTAGGGTCCTCGACTATCATGTTCCCGTACTTGTCTATGAACCCCTCGTAATGCTCGAAGCAGCTTATGAATATCTTGTACAGGTTGGTCACCGTCTGTCCGTTGCCGTCACGTTTCCGGGGGTCAGAGTTGTAATACAAGTACTTGTACCTGTCTCCCGCCAGGGCGTCAGGGTCGTTGGCATCCTTTCCGGTCACGAACTCCACGGTGGAGATCAGTATGGCCTTACCGGTGATACGCCTACCCTTCGTGAGACATTTCCTCACCATCGTGAAATGCGTGAGCGTGTTACCGTTCTGTTTCTTCCACTTGCTGAACTCGTCACCGAAGTAAAACAGCAACGCCTCGCCGTCGTAACTTGACTCGTTGGTGGGGCGGAAGTTTATACGTGTGTTCAGGGCCACGTCCACGACCTCCTTCTCCTGACCGGCCTTCTTGAGCTTGTTACCCGGCTGGGCGAACTCTAGCTCGGACTTTGACTTCTCGTCCATGCACATCGGCTTGAAGTAGAAGGGGAGGTGGGAGAACATGGTCGTTAACCTCACGAAGTTGGACTTGGCGTCGGTATCCGTCTTGGACGTCATGCCGGACAGCTTGTTCCTTTGTTCTATCGTCTTGCAAAGTATGAACGCCATGATACAGTCCGTTGCCCCGAAACGACGAATCTTTTCTAAAATGATACCGAGGCACCGGTTATCCCTGTACATCGCTTCAAGGAACAGGAACAACTTCCTCTGGGCGGCGGAGTAATAGTAATACCCCCCGTCCGCTCCCGTGTAGCAATGTGTCATCATGAACCAGTGGGCGCCGGTTATGTACGTCGCCACCCCGTTATTCATGAACCAGTACCCGTTCCGTTTCTTCATGTACTCGGAATCTATGTAATCCTCGTGACGCTTGGCGGTACGAACCGTCAGGTCCTTCGGGGGAGCCTGCCGGCGCCAGAACTGGTCTTGCTTGAATCTCTTCCCCCAGTCCATCTCCTTCTTGATCGGTTTCTTGGGGAGGGCGATACGGATGTCGTTTATCTCTATTATCTCCCCCACCGTGCCTTCCGGGTCTATCACCACCGCATCGATCTCGGGGCGGTAACCGGAGTGATCCTTCATCCTGGCGAACTTGTCGGCGTACTTCTCGGCGTAACCACCCTTGTAGTCATTCTCTTCCAGCATGATGTCTTCCTCTTCCAGCTTACTCTTCACGTCATGCACGATGTCCTCGATCTCCATGACGTCGTTGAAAGCCACCAGCTTGGTGTCTATCATGGTGGATATGCTATCGGCGTCGTTACCTATCACGTCAGAGTCCATGACGACGTCTTCCAGCCCGGAGTAGAGGGATTCCACCACCCCCTGGCTGGCGTCTACTATCTTGTCTAGCGTGGCACGAACCCACTTCTCCTGTTTCCTGTCGTGATTGAGGATGGAACCAAGCATGTTCTTGCAGCTAGTTATCGCTTTCTTCTTTAACTTTATGGCGTTCTTGACGGTGGTTTCCTTCTCCATTACGGCCGTGTCGATGTCCGCCGTGATAACCTTCATCAGTTCTCCCACGGCGATCTTGCACGATTGTATGAATCTATCGTCACTCATCCTCAAGCTCTCCTATTATCCACGGCGTTTTCATCCTGTACAGTACCCTATCATCTATCTTGAACTCGTACTCGGAATCAAGGTTGAACACGACGGGTGTCCCGTCATCTATACCCTGTTCCCGTAACGACTCGTTAGAGTACACCATGATGCCGTGTTGTTTCTTGTATTTCTCGGGGTTGGCTATCTCGAAACTACCCTCCATCACCTTGTCGTTGGGGACGGGTTCGACGTAGCACCACGGGTCAACGGCGATATGATCGTCACCACGCTTCACGAGGTACACGAACTCCACGGGGATGACGAACATGTCATCGAACAGCTCGTTACTACTACCCACCTTGTTGTCGGTGTACTCCACGCTCCGGCGGCGTACCATG